AGGAGCGGGAGGAGCGGGGGGAGGAACTACGACTACTGTTGTTAATTTCACCGCAACTTATGTTATTCCACTAGAGTCTTATCAAAAAGCTGTTCTAGCCTTAGACCTTAAAGAATTTCAAGATCAACAGTTTACTAGTACAGTAGCAGCTCAACCTGCCGGAGCATCTCAAATACAAAATATTTTAGGAATTGACAGTAATGGAGTTAATAAAAATATTCCAGATGCATCTAGTGGAGACATCTTAATAAATGCAGATAGAGTCGTAATTAACTCAAAAAAAGATTTTAGTATGATATTTGGACAGCAGGGTGTTGCATTAGCCTCACCAGAGCGTGTAAATATTGATTGCAATAAACCTATGACTTTATTTGCTCATGAACAGTTATTTTTAGGTGTTCCTAATAAAGGACAACCACCAGTAAAGCAAAAAGAACCTGGAAAAACAAAAGGACACCCTACTAAGGACGATTTATATGACCCAATGGTTTTAGGAATAAAACTAGCAAACCTACTAGAAGACCTTTTATTTATATTAAAAAGTGCTGACTTAGTTTCGGGAGTTAGCCCTGTAAAATTTGAGCCATACACACAAGCTGAGTTTGGTTTGTTAGCAAACAGAATACCAGAAATGTTAAGTACATATGGCTATATAGATGGATTGAGCCACGCGGAAATTGATCAAAAACAATTAAAATTATTAAAAGAAGCACAAAAGAAAGTTAAAGACTATGTTCCACCAAAAGAACTAACAGGAACTGTTGTAGGAGGGATAGATGCTCCGGGTGGCATAAGTTATACACAACCACTTACCAACCCATACAAAGACATCCCTGGTTATTACAACACACCAGAAGGGGACTTATATACTACATAATATGGCAGATTTAAACGGTAAACTAGGACAATTAAATACAGCAGTAGTGTTAATAGATGCAGGGTATCCGCTTGTAGCTTTAAACAATGCTATGAAAACTGCAACTACTAAAGCCATTACACCTAAGCAAGGGTATCTTTCTAAATTTGAAATTGTAGAAGAATTAAGAACCCGGTTACATGACGATTATCGAACTAAAGCACCAGACCCTAGCTTGGAAGATACGTTTCAAGCTATTAGAGTTGATTTAGATAAGCAAAAACCAATGTTAGAGTTAGCTAAGGTTAGCAGTTCATTTGACCCGCTAGAAAAATATATGGAAATTCTAGTCACAAGTCATCCTGGGGTTTTTAACCCACCACTACAACTACCATTCAAAACAGATCTACATGATCAAGTGTACTCAATTCCAAATACAAGCAAAAACGACATACGTAGGTATGGTCAAGTTATACTTTTTGATAAGTTTGAATCTGTAGTATATCAGTGGTTAGTAAATAATTCACCACTTTTTGGTTTTTTATTATACGAAGATTTGGGTTTATACTATCTAGGAGTCCCAGAAATACAAAAAATAGTTCTAGCAAAAACATTACAAAAAACACTAAATAAATTTCAAAGAACCACAATTGCTGGTAGCGCAATTACACTAACAGCAGCGGCAGTTGCCGCGGCATCACAGCCGCTACCACCACCACCACCATTACCGCCTAGTGGCACTGCTACATCTAAAGTTGTAATATTGTCTACAGGACTTTCAAATGGAATGAACGACTTGGATAGTATTGAAAAGCAATTTAAGCTTTTACAAACAAAACAATGTAAAGTGTTTGTGTTGGGTGTAACTAATGATCCACCCACAACTCCATATGACCTTAGTAAAATAACACAACAAAGTGTAAAACTGCAAGACCTAGCAAAAACATATGGCTTTACCTATTGCGGAGACTTTACCCCATCAACAGATAAGGTGCACCCAAAATATTCAGAATATTTTAATAAAAACGTAAAGCCAATAGCAGGAACGGTTGATTTTATTATAGGAGATAGTATTGCAACGGGGATTGCTAATTCAGGATTTTCCAAAAGTAGAAATGCTGGTTATGGTTCAAAATCGTCTGACGATAAAGGAATATCAAAGGTAGGAGCTAAGCCATCTGAAATTTTAGGATATCTAAATGAGCTAGATGCTAAACTAACACCAACTCCACCAGCTAATCCTCCTGGATCGACTCCAATTTCAGCCGGAACAGTGTCTGGGACATATAAGCAGCTTAGTCAACTGCCTCTTGTTGTACAAAATGCAATTAATGGTGCAAGTGCAAAGACACTAGTTCTTGTTAGAGAGTTTACAAATACTACGAGAACTGGAGGCACAATGTGGTATAATAAGGGGGTTTTGGGTGTTACTGTGGAAGACGCTATAAGAAATCCTAAAGTTCCAAAACAAACATGTATTCCAGATGGGACGTTCAATGTGGTTTTAGATACAACAGCAAACGAGGCTTTATATCGTTGTTATGTTCAATTCCCAAGTGATTCAAGAAGTAAATTTAAGAGTCCGGGGGTGTTTCCTAGAGTAGGAACCTCTGCCAATGCCGTGGAGTTAACCAGTGATGGAATAACATTTGAAGGAATTAGAATACACAATGGTGCTAGTGAAGGGTACTCCGCAGGATGTATTATTTATTCTTCAAAGCGAGAATCTAGCGGAAGAGTAAAAGACGATAATGCACATGGACAAGCCTTAACACGTCTTATTTACCAAAACGGCATTAATAAAATTATAGTTATTCATGCTTTTTAATTGTTACTATTTATAATAAAATACAATGCCATTAGATTTTGAAAATAATTTTATCCAACCATTGCTTTTGGATATCCAAAACGGGAACATACCAGACGCTAGTACTTATTGTGCAAAAGTTGGAGAATATTATGAAAAAACTATTTCAGCAAAGGAGGGTAAAATTATTATTCCACAAACTTTAGTTTCTCCAACACTAACATCTGCCAATCTCGGAGTACCCGTGACCGTGCCAATTAGTGTAGGTGAAGACGCATACTTACAACCAAACAGCTATAGAAGTCAATTAAAAATGTATCGTACACTGGCACAATACTACGTAAATAAAGAGCTAGTTAGTGGTCAACTAGATTTAGAACAATCTCTTAGTACATTAGAATCAATTGTACGTAAACAATCCTTCAACATACAACAACTAAAAACATATATAGCTTCCGCACGAAATATAAAAACTCAACTGGCACAACTGCCAGATACAATTAAAGATGTAAAAAGCATTCTTGAAGACGAGGTAAGGGAGCATAAAAATGAAATTGAGAAAACAATTACAGAACTTAAAAGCGAAGAGTTTGAGCAAAAGTTGATAGCTGCAGGACTAGGTGCTCCTGCGCAGGTGTTTGCTGAGGAGTTTGCCGTATACAATGCAGTTAAAAACATCAACTTTAAAAACATTGCAAGTTTGCCTACTGCAGTAGTCTCATTAATAAGCTATACTCAAAGATATAAACCACAAAACAGCCTTCAACTACAAAATGCTATAGCAATCAACACACTCAGCGGAGGACAAGACTCAGAATTTTTAAAAATAATAAAACAAAAAGACATAACAGAAAGAATTAAACGAATAATAAAAATAGCAGAAGGCCTAATTGCCCCGACAACGTTAGGACCTTTATTAGCTACAATCAATCCTAAAACTCCCGAAAAAGACTCAAAACTAAAAAATGCCATTAAATCATATGAGCGATTCAAACAAACACACGAGGAATTGCGCCCGCAATTAATTAATTTAGAAAGAATTATTATACAAGAAAAACAACAGGTAAAGGCTTTATTAAAGCGTAAAATAGACGATCTCAAAGAAGTTATTAGTAAGAAGTCACGTGAGATGGCAGCAAAAAGAGCTCAAAAAAGAGCTTTGCGCCCGCGACGACAAATAGAAAAATCCCCAAAAAAACAACTACTAAAACAAGCCATAGACGACCTTAAAACTTTTCGAGCTAACAACGAAGAAAATTTTAGAATAGCCAAAACAAAGATGCAACTTTCAAATAAGATTCTTCGCGACTCTTTAGGTTTAATTACAAAAACAAAAGCTCTAAAAGATGGAATAATAGAAATAGAGATACCAGAGTTGCGCAAAAAAATTAAAAAAGCTAGAGCAGTTGTTTTAGATCTTACCGGTGCAACCGGATCATTAAATGAAGCTGGAACTCAAGCATCTGCTAGTTATGCACAAGCAGCAGCCAAACTATCTACTAGTTTTAGCGGTGACCCACTTAGCGATAGAGCAACAATAGTAAAAGAATTAAGTAGCCAGGGAGCTAAGTATGTACACGCCAATAACAATTCAGACAAGCAATTTATTCAGGCCTATCTTCAAGAGCAAGGACTGCAGGATATTGCAGATCCTTTTATTCTACTAGCAGCCAGCACTAGCGCAAGCTTTGAAGACTATCGAACGTTTATGGAACAAAAACAAGAAGTGTATGAAGAATATTACAGATCAATTATATCTTTAGAAGTTGATTACAAAAAAATAAGTGACAACGTCAAACGACTAAACGATGAAAAAATAGGCTTGATAAATCCAATCGATATGACTACGGATGCGTTCAAGCAAAGACGCGCAAACTATATTAATAGGCAACTGCGAAGAGATGCAAAAAGGCGTGCACGACTGCTTGAGTCACAACAAAAGCCACCAGCTAAGTGGTCGTTAGTGTCTATATTAAAAGCTATTTTTAAATTTTTACGGAAAATTGCACTTATAGTAGTTGAAGTAGGTAGAAAGCTTAAAAGTTTTATAGAAAAACAAAAAGAGAACGCAATAAAGATTGCTGAAAAAATTAAAATTGCTACAATTGCATCTATTCCAATTCCAAATTACAAAAGCGATGGAAAAACTAAAGAAGAAGCAGCAAAAGAAAAAATAGCAATTTTAAAACAATATCAAGCACAACTACAAACTGGCAAAGCAAAGGCTGTAGCAATTGCACTAGCATCTCAAGCGGGCAGTAACTTAATTGTTAATTTAAGCCAGAACAAACTGCGAGCCTCAGAAAACGAAAAATGGTTAAATCAGCTAGCTGACGCTAAGTACAAATTTGATATTGTAAACGTAGGTTCTGATGATGCAAAATATAAAAAAGCTACAGAGGATAAGGAAATATTAGTAAAAAACATAACAAGTTTGTATATTATTGAAAAATATATAGATATATTATCTTTAGTATTTAAAGCAGTTAAAAATTCTAGGCGAGTAAAAAATAAATTTGTAAGAGAGGTTGTAGAAGGTAAAGTAGAAAAATACGGTGAAGGGTTTATTGAAGATTTAAAGCAAGCCGCATTGCAGATTGGTAAAAAAGTAGGAGGAAAAGCATCCGACGGTACACCACAAATAATTGCAGATTTTAAATCTAACCAACTTGTATCTGTTATAATCGACCTCTTCTCAGCTGAAAATGATTTTGCCACAATACTATCAAAATTAAAAACAATTTTTAGACAATTAAATGGCAATACACTGTCCTCACTACTAAAATCAGTAGACTTTACACAGGCCCTTATTGACGTAGAACAAAAATATTTACACGATGTTCAAGTAGCAGTTCAAAAAATAGTTGGCACTTTAGACGCAACTTACGCAGAGACTGAGGAACTTGAAAAGACTCGAACTCTAGCAAAATTAATGTTGAAATATGACGTTATTGATCCTGAACAATTTCGAAACATACAGCAAACTGCTGAATATCAATTGTACCTTAAATTAAAGACGGAGGTAGGAACAATTGATCCAATCACTTTAAAGACGATTGGATTGGAAGATAATAGGGAATTAACAAATGGGCAAACTCAAACAAAAGACGCTCGACAGATAGCAGAAGTCGAAAGAGCAGCAAAGCTTAAAGCACAAAAAAAAATCAAACAAGCACAAGACCGTCTTAAAAATTTTAATATAGGTAGCTTTAATTTTTATAACGAAATGATAAAACTTGATAATACGATTACTAAACGGAAGGGATCATTTATAATAGCACTTATGGATCGAATTATTTGGCAAATAAATTATTTTGAAAATATAATAAGAAAACAGGTTATTGAGTGGCTTAAAAAAAAGAAAGATGAATTAAAAGTGCTAGCTAAAAAACAACTAGCACAACACGAAGAGAAATTTGCAAAGGTTAAACAAAAGTTAGTAAATATAGATTCAGCTGCTATGTCAGCTATATTAGGATTAAGTGCTAGATCTTTTTGGACGGGAGCAACATGGCAAAATAAACAAGGGACTACTTTTCAAATGTATAATATTGGTCGTTTTCCTAAACTAAAGAAAAACGGACTTGTAGATGGAAGTGAGGCTTTGATACGAGAAATAGCACAAAATTTTCAAAAACAACTTAACAGTGCACGTGGTCAAGCAATTCCTCAGCCATCTTATGGATTACCACCAATAACATTCACAGGCTATGGAACGTAAATATATTAATTGCCTACCAATTGTTAGGATATAAGCATAAACCTGCATATTTATATTAAACACTTATTTATGAAAGCAACAGATTTTGCAAAAGTTCTTAGAGAAATTATAAGAAAAGAAATGCGAGCAGTTATACGTGAAGAGTTAAAAGAAGCATTTGCTAACAACAGGACACGCAGCTCTCAAACACTTCCATCTAAAGCACCAACAAGTGCACGCGAAATGTTTTTATCAAAACCTACACCACAACCTAGACAACCATTAAACTCGATGACAGGGAATGCTAGTTTGGATAGTATATTGGCTGAAACAGCAAACGATTTACGCAGTGGAAGATCAACTCCAATTCAAGAAAATCAAAACGGTGGCTGGGACACTATGGGTGATTATCAAGCTGAGGATGCTCAGGGATTTGGAATGATGCAGGGTGGTGATGATTATAACGTAACAACTAACAGTAATGACCCCACTGCAGCCTTTATGAAAGATTACTCAGGTGTCTTAAACAGCTCTTATGAGCATAGTGGATTAAAATAATGAAACTCAAACTAATATTACGTGATGTTATTTTAGAAGGTAGTTTATCAGACTTTGACGGACCCAACACTCCAGCAGCATTAAAAAAAGAAAAAGCAATTGCAGGTAAAAATATTAAGCCATACGATGCTATTGAAAGCTTAGATCTAAATACATTAAACCGCAATATAACTATTAAAGAATATCGTTACGGCCCAATCAACCCAGCCGACGAAAAAGGATCTGCTCAGTTTTGGGAAGATAAGGCTAAAATGTGGGATACTACGGTAGAAGCTGCAAAACAAGCGCGTTGTGGTAATTGTGGAGCATTTAACCAAAAACCGGATGTAATAAAAAAGATTGAGAAGGCAATTGGGGAAGAGGGAACTGTAATAGCAAAGGAAGCAAGCTTAGGGTTTTGTGAGTTTTTTTGGTTTAAATGTGCAGGTGCTCGAACGTGTGATGCGTGGGTGAGTGGTGGACCTATAAAAAAATAACAATGGCAATACCAGTACAGAGACCAATAATAGACAACCAGTCTAATATAGCAATTGGATTAGATCTACCAACTAACTCTAATCAAGGAAGTTTGTTCAAGATGAATTATTTAACAATTGACCAAGCCCTTGCTAATGCAAAAAATTTAATTTACACAAATCACGGTGAGCGACCAATGCATCCGTATTTTGGTTGCAATTTACGTGCACAATTATTTGAAAATGCAACAGAAGATTTAATTGATAATATTGGAAATACAATCGAAGAAAATTTCAAAATATGGCTTCCGTACATATTTATTAACGAGTTGTTGGTAGAAGAGTCGGAGTTGTATTCAAATAGAGTAAACATACGACTTGTAATTAGTTTGCAAAATAATCAAATTGACACAAGATCAATCGTACTCGAAGTAAACGCAGTTGAGCAACAATAATATGTATACACCACCCTCAAAAGACATTAGATATATAGGTAGAGACTTTGATAGCATCAAACAAGGTTTAATTGATTTTGCAAAAACCTACTACCCAAACACCTACAATGACTTTAACGAAGCATCTCCTGGGATGATGTTTCTTGAACTAGTGTCATATGTTGGTGACACCTTAAATTATTATATTGACTCTCAATTAAAAGAGTCTCTAATATTGCAAGCAACAGAAAAGAAAAACGTATTAGCCATAGCAGCAGCAATGGGATACAAGCCAAAAGTAAGCGTAGCTGCATCAGTTGACCTAGATGTGTTCCAGTTAATGCCAGCATCGTCTAGCGGTAACACACAAGTCCCTGATACACGCTATGCACTTAGAATCAACCCGGGAATGAGAGTAAAAACAACAATTGACCCTCTTATTCCAACAATATTAGAAGATCCATCTGTGAATTTTTATGTTCAAGACATTGTTGATTTTTCAATAGACACCACTGACGATCCAGTTATATATACTCCGTATACAATAGATTCTGTCACTGGTACAGAGTATTTTTTAGCCAAAAAAAAGGCAAGAGCTATTTCTGCTGCGCCTTTTACAACCACTGAAGTTGTTGGACCTGCTACTAAGTTCTTTAAATTTAAAATACCATTTGATACGAGCAATAGTGAAAACACTCCTGATTTTATAGGAATCGATAGTATTATAGATTCTGATGGAAACACATGGACCGAAGTACCCTATCTTGCACAAGATACTATATTTGAACAAATAACAAACACAAGCTTTAATGATCCAGACGCTTCTGTTTATAGCGATGAGATTCCTTATCTATTAAAGTTAAAAAAAATACCACGACGGTTTGTTACAAGGCTATTGGACGATGGAATTGAAGTACAATTTGGAGCAGGCATAAGCACCTCACAAGACAATGAACTGCTACCAACTCCAGACAATATTGGAGTAAATCTTCCAACAGGAAAGCCGGATATTGATGTCGCAATAGATCCAAACGCTCCAGGAATAACTAAAGCCTATGGAATTGCGCCATCAAACACAACACTAACTATAACTTATTTGAGAGGTGGAGGTCTTCGATCAAATGTTGGTAGTGGAACACTTACAACAATAAATGGAGTAGATACAAATACACTAAATTTTCCATTAAACACACCAGTACTAAACACAACCATACTAAACTCAATTGCCGTTAATAATCAATATGCAGCAGGAGGTGGTCGATCTCAAGAAACGCTAGAAGAAGTTCGTCAAAATGCACTTAAACAACTAACATCACAAAATCGCGCAGTAACACGAGATGATTACATAATTCGTACTCTATCGTTACCACCACGCTTTGGTAGTGTTTCTAAGGTGTTTATAACACCAGATGAACAAAATAACTTGCTTACTAGTGAGACACAAGACACAGTAGCTAACCCGTTAGCTATGAATTTATATGTGTTAGGATATAACAGTCGAAAAGAATTAACACAATGCAACCTTGCCGTTAAAGAAAATTTAAAAACATACATATCTCATTACAGAATGCTAACAGATAGCATTAACATACGAAACGCTTTTATTGTTAATATTCAAGTAAATTTTGATATAATACCGCTGAGAGACAAAAACGCTAATGAAGTATTACTGAAATGCATTGATGCTGTTAAAGATTTTTTTAATATAGACAGGTGGCAAATAAATCAACCAATCATATTGTCAGATATATATAATGTGTTGTTAGCACAAGTGGGAGTGCAAACTGTAACAAGAGTTAACATCCTCAACCTAAGCGACGAAGTTTTAGGTTATAGCAACATTTATTACGGAATAAACGAAGCAACACGAAACGGAATTATTTACCCAAGCTTGGATCCAATGATTTTTGAAGTAAAATATAAAGACAACGACATCAAAGGACGAATAGCAACTTACTAATATGGCTGTATACAGATATTATCCGACAAAAGACGCAACTCTATACCAATCTAGTCCAACTACAAACACCGGACTAGATCCAATACTAGAGATGATAAACACTCCAGCAATAGGAGCATCAGGAGCCGCTGCAACTTCTAGCTACGTATCTCGAATGTTGCTTGATTTTAATTTTGATAACATTTCCAGTTCGTGGGACAACACAACAGCACTTACTGATGCATCAAATCGCTTTATTTTAAAGCTCTACGCTACCGAACCACAGGAGATACCTCTTGATTATGCAATAGAAGCAAGACCACTAGCTCTTTCCTGGAATATGGGAATAGGTCGAGCCGGCAATACTCCCCCAACCACAGAAGGTGTTAGTTGGCAATATAGACAAGGCGCAAACTATCCCGCAACTCCATGGCCAACTGCATCCTTTGCAGTAGGCACAACTGGATCTTGGGTAATAGCTCCGGGGGGTGGAACTTGGTACACAGGCAGCGCCGCTTCACAATCTTTTAGCTACACAACCACTGATCTCGAAATAGACATAACCTCTATTATTACACCAATTGTAAATAAGACAAGAGCTTTTTATGGATTGATAGTTAAGCGAACAGATAGCGATGAAGCTTACCTAGGTGCTGAGTCGTCTTTAAAATATTATAGCAAAGATACAAACACAATATTTAGTCCAGTTTTAGAAATTAGATCAAACGATTACTCTACAGCAGGAAACGTATCTCAAATAAGTAATTCAGATGAATACAATATACTGCTACCAAACTTACAATCAACATATAAGGAAGAGTCAAGACCTAGACTCAGAGTGTCTCCTAGAGAGCAGTACCCAACACTAACATATTCAACTTCTTCTGCTTATTTAACTAAATATATAATGCCAACAGGATCTGGCGTAGCACAGTACGCCATATACTTAGCAAAGTCAGATGACGTTATTATAAATTTTAGTAATTTTACTAGAATAAGCCACGACGCTAATGGAAACTATTTTGATTTAGATTTAAAAGGATTTCAGCCAGAGCAATACTATAGAATTCTTATTAGAGTCGCAAGCGCAAACTACAATGGTAATGTTGTTTATAATAAAATTATAGATAATAATTTTGTGTTTAAAGTTGAACGCAATCAACCAATTGTAGTTTAGAGTTTATGTATAATAATGAAAAGAAAAATATTCTAAACGCAGTACCAAATCAGTATACAACACTAGAAGGTCAGCCGTACGTAGGTCCTTATCATGTAACAAGGATGGGATTACCTATGACCGGTACGCATCACACAGTAGATTCAAAAGTGTTAATTGTAGATTCAAAGAATAAAACAGTCGTAGACACTCAAGAAGACTGGCCAGCTACTTTAGCAAAAACTAATAACACACTAAACGAAAATGCAACCACTTACGATCTACTTCCAATAATAGTAAATAAACCTCCTATTATTATTAGCTCTATTATAGAAGCAACAACTCCCCCAATTAAACCATACACAAAAGCCGACGCTACTGGTGAATTTATGTATCAGTTTCCAGACGGAACTGTTAAAGTGCATCGAGGGGTGTCTATTACATTAGCAGTAACAGCTAAACAACCAGATATATTAAATGTTGATAATGGCGTTTTAGTAATGAAAGAATCTGATAGCGAATTGAGTTATCAGTGGTTTTTTAATGGAGAATTAATAGGAGACAGAACAGTTGCTACAGACAGTTTAGATATCCAAAATATAGGTGCACTACGATATAATCCAACACCAAATAGCTTAGCAATAACAAATGTAATCCCAGAGTTTGCTGGTACCTATGCCTGTCTTGTTTCTAATGATATTGGAACTACAGATGCTGGATCAGTTGAGTTGGAAGTTTATGTTTCCGATATTGATAGCTTTTTTTATACTAATTTATTACAAAACGGAAACGGAGAAAATGACACAGAAGGGTGGACTGGAGTAAATAACGGATTAATATCAAAAGAAATTAGCATATCAACAGACGGTAGTATCTTAAAAAGCATTGTTGTTGATCCTCTTTCTCCAAATTTTTCTTGGACAAAGGAGATGATGCATCCACAACCATATAATATGGCCACTGGTCTCTTGAA